AACAGCGTCGAACCGTAGTCGATTACGATGCGAAGTGCGTGCTGCGTGCCGGCCGACGACGTCGACACCTGCTGCTTGCACAGGGTTGAACTACCGCGAGCCGCGGCATTGAGCACCAGCTTGCCGCCGGTAATCTGCGTCGCGGCGCCATCGGTGGCACTGGTCGTCCAGCTGCCCGACGCGGAGAAGTCGCCATCACCGACCGTTGACGTGACGGAAGCGCGCGTCAGCCAGGCATCACTGACCAGGAACCGGATCGAGCCGGTCGACAAGCCCAGCACTTGCGCGTCATCGACGTCATAGACGAACGGCAAAAGCCTCGTCTTGGCGTTGCCATCGGTGCCAACAAGGTATTGTAGACCGGGCCGAAACTGACCCTTGCCGATCACATGCGGCATGATGTTTTCTTGGATTTCCGCGGCGAGGCGCAGACGCTCCTGGTCGACGCGGGCGAGCGCGGCATCAGATACCTCGCCGACCGAAAAACTGTGCGTTAACGTGTTAAGTGTGCCACCCACCGATCAATTCTCCCGGCGCTGGTTGTTGGTGACGAACCGGCCGCTACGGGCCTGTGTCAGTCGTCCGGGAGGTGGTGCCATTGCGGCCTGGTTGGCGGCATCCTTTGCCCTGGCATCGCGCAGCAGCAGCGTCGCCTGCTTCTGCAGGAGCTCCATCTTCGCCGCCGACAGGCCCGCCATCGGGTCCATTGCGACCTGGGTAGCGAGGTAGGCTTCGAAGGCTTTCTTGAAGGTGATCGGCCACAGGCTGGTATCGGCGCCATAGCTGGAGCCATCCGAAACATACTGGACGTAGAGCGGATCGACGTTGGCGTTCCAATAGCCGCCCTCGTCGGTGTAATCCGGCAGCGTCGGCCACATGTCACCGGCCGCGCTGATTGCCACCAGACGGATGAAATCGCTCGGCTTCTCGAACGTGTAGTTGTATCCAAAAGCAGGCTCGACGGATGTCTCGTGCTCGATCGCGATGGTGCGCGAGGCAAAGTTCCACAGCCCTTGGGCGAGCATGTATTCCAGCGCCTCGTCGTAGCACTCATCGATCAGGCGCCGCAGCACCATCTCGGCCTCGACGTCGTTCGCTGGCAGCGTCGGCGCCGGGCCTTGGCCTTGGGCATTGGTCTTTGGATTGGCGTCATAGATGCGGCGGGCGATGGTGCGATCGTCGAAATTGGTGATCAGCCGCTTGCCGAGCATCCGCAGCGCGCCGTTGTATACCGCCTGTGTCGACGTCGACAGCACGCGTGAGGTACGGTTGACCGTGTCCTTGGCAAGCGCTGACGCCAGTGCGTCGTTGAACACCTCCTGCACGCGGCCGAGAATACCGTCGGCCTTGGTCAGGTGCGGCGCGATCTCCATCGCCAAGTAGGCTTCGACGGCCTTGGAATAGCTCTCTGGCCACTTGGTCAGATCGCCGCCGTAGCTTGCCCCACTCGAGGTGTAGACGATATAGATCGTTGAGCTATCAGAGTACCAGTAGGTATTGTCCTCGGCGAAGGCTTCGAGCGGTGGGTAGTAGCTCGAGCTCGCCGAGATCGAGACCAGCCGGACGAACCCGCTCGGCTTGGCGAAACGGTACGAGTAGCCGCGGTTGGCGGAAACCGTCCCGGAAACCGACGTCGAGGTGGAGGCAAAAGCCCACTGCCCCATCTCGAGCATGTGCGCGAGCGAGCCTGCATATACATCGTCGAGCAAATAACGCGCGGGGACGTCATCGCTGGTGGTCGCAATGCGCGACTCCTTGATCAGCCGAAGGGCACCCTGGTAGAGTGCAAGCTGCGTCGTCCCCATTCATCCCTCCAAAAGGAAAAGGCCGCCCGAGATGGACGGCCCTTGCTCACGGTTTCAGTTGGCCTAGATCAGGCCGCGGACTCGACGTTCGTGATCCCCAGCCCAGCAATGTACTTGTCCAGAGCCAGCTGCGCATCGGCGCGGGTCTCGAAGCCTGACGCATACTCGCTGCCATCGAGCCCGATTACGCGGTGCTTCGTGACTTTTGTCCACTCCACCCGCGGCACCGGCTTACCGAGCACCTTGGTTGAGGTGAGCGTCGTGCGCGCTTCCGCGGCGACCTTGCCGATCGCGGCACTGGCTTCCGCCACGCTGGCAGCAGCCACCGGGTATTTCGGCCAGACGTCAACGAGGACGGCAGCCTGATCCTTACGGATGACAGTCACCTGGAAATCGAACGAGCCGTCGCCGGCACGAACCCGAATGATGTCGTTGAGCTTCAGGCGCTTGGCGACGTGCGTCCAGAACGTCGGCCGGAAGATGTCCGCGGCCTCGGTATCTGGATCAAGATCAACGAAGTAGCTCGAGTAGTTGTAGTCTGCCAAGGTCGTTAGGTGCCTCGGCGATAGCTGCTTAGACATTCGTAGTCCCCTGTTTCTTCTTCGCTCTATGTAAGTCGTAGTGTGAAGCTGATTGCGTGAGTGCGCGTTCTAGCGACCATCCACGTCGCAGGCGATTGTCGACCAATTTTGGAGCCAAGCCTGACAGGCGGATTGCATCAGCCAAAATCATGCGCTGGCCGTTCCATTCGACATGCACGTTTCGCCTAGTATTGACGCGCTGTTCTTCAGGCGTTTCCCAACTACAATTGTGTGGGTCGTAATCGCCATCGTTGTCTCGGCGACCTACCGAATGGCGCCTGCTTGGTCGTGGCCCCATGTCCTCGTAAAAATTCTCGAACGAAGTCTGCCAGCGCTCACAGACTTTAATCCCGCGGCCACCGTAGCCGATCCATTTTGAGTTCTTTGGGTTATTGCAGCGGTCCCGAAGTCCGATCCAGGCCGAGTATTCGACGGTTTGGCCCATTCCGTGGGTGCGCGATCGCTGCGATATCATCTCTGATTTCAGACATCCGCAGCTTCGGCTCATACCGCTACGCAGATTGGAAACGGAGATGAACCTTTCAGTGCCACACGCGCACCGGCACTGCCACATCGTCATATTCTTGGTCTTGCCAAGGTAGAACAGCACGGTCCACCGACCGAAAGTCTTGCCGGTCAGGTCTATGAAACGATGGTCTTTTGGTATATCTACTGGTGTAGCCATTCTTCGCTCCTAGCAAGCGTTGATAGGTGAGAACGGCGCAGGTGCGGAAACACCTTGCGCCGTTCGATCTTTGTACCATATTGGTGCGATCCAAACAACCGCACCAATATGATATGCTCGGAATGATCAATCCGTGTCAGTTGCCGTAATGGCAACGCCATCGGAGATGTCAGTGACGGTCGACGAAACGGCGTTGACGATGCAGATCTGAGCGCTGATCGGCGACGCATCAGAATCCACTACGATCATGATATCATTGGCTTTTAGTCCCAATGAGCTGCCATTCGTGAAGTAGCCAGAAACACGCACGTCCGTAATGGCGTCTGCGTCGACGTACATCCAGACGCCGCGGCCGCCACCAACGCCCTTCGCAATCAGGAAGGGAGGGTTCGAAGTCTCGTAGGCCATTGTATTGTCCTCCTTCAGAGGTTCAAAGGTTGATGATTACTCAGTGGCCAGATCAACTGGCCACCAAAGCACTCCCGTCGTGCTTCATCTGAACGACGCCAGCGTTCTGCAGCAGCTTGGCGCCGCTGAAGAGGGTCGCGCGAGCCCAGGACAGATCCTGCTTTTCGTCGTAGCCGACGCGCACGTCCATGTCCTTCATGTTGGCCGCGTGGCCAATGGCGGTCTGGTGATACATGTAGCACTTCTCAGTGCTCGTCCCGATGCCGGTCAGGCCCGAGTGCATCAGCCAGTTGACGCCAGCCCAGCGCCACATCGGGCGAACCGGACCAACGAGCGGCTTGACGTCGACATAGTCGCCGGAAGCGAACTCTGTGGTCTCGCGGAGATACGCGAGGAAGGCCGGAGTCACGACAGCGAACATGTTGTCCTCTTCCTCGATCGGCACGTTGTTGTTGCCGAGCGAAGCCATTGCCTTGTTGACCATCGTCATCGAGGCAGTGGCCGACGTGCCCGTGTCGAGCGTGGCGGTATCCAGCTGGTCGATGATGGCCTGGTCGATGGCGCGGTTGAGCGTGCCGATCGCCTCCTTGTGCATCACGGCCTTCATATCGCCTTGCGTGGCGAAAATGTTGAAGCCCGTGCGCTCGAAGGGCGCGTGCTGCTCGATCAGGGTGCAGGTGTTCTGGGTATTATCCGTGGTCGAATACGGGATCAAGCCGTTCGAGCCGCGGGTAACAGCCGTCGCCGAGCCGGAGCCCGAGACCTGGAACACTGCCGAGTTGCCCTTGATCTGAGCATGCTGGACGCAGGTGACGCGGAGCTTTGAGTAGCGCTGCTCGAAGGCAGCAATCTGCTCCTCACGGTAGGTCGTGACGAAAGTCGGATCAGCCATAGCTGACCTCCTTATTCATCCCGCATGGCTCTGCCAGCGGCGGGAAATTGAGGGGAAGGGTTGCTTTTGCCTTCGGCAACGGTTGTCCGTATCCGGCAGACAGGGTTGTCCCTTGCGGGGGCCTGGCTGGTCAGATTGAGCGGGGCGTTTGCTGTGTGGCTGGGTAGTGAGACCTCGACCATTGCGGGGCCGGCGAGCCGGGTTGTCCGCGATCGAGGTTTAGGGTTCCTGCGTTGGTGGTGCAGGGCGCCCGGCTATGCGCAACGAATTGTTGCGTATAGATCACCATGCTTGCGCATAGCCGGAAACGCTGCATCAACGGCGCTTGCCGCCGTCCTTGGTGCGGCGTATCTCCAAGAGCTCGTCCGCGAACGTCTGGCCCCTGGCGTTGGTCTTGTGCATGTACTCGTCGTAGTTGTTCTTCATCATCTTCACCAACTCGTCCTCACGGCTGTTGAGTTGGGTCATGGTGTCGCCCGGGATCATTGACGCCTCGCCGTACTTCTCACGGGCGAGGTTGGCGAAGGCGGTGAAGAAGCTCGGATGATTGCGCAGCAGCGTGCCGTCCGGCATCCGAGCGTCGACCATCGCCGAGCCGAGACCGTCCGGCATGAGCTCGGGATCGCGCAGCGCCCGCTTCAGGATGTTGAGGTTGGCCTTGTAGTCGCCACCCCAATCGGCGCGGTACTTGTCTTCGATCGCAATCGCCTGCTCACGATCGGCGACGGCGCGGGCTTCTTTCTGCTGCTGCTGGAATTCGCCGTACCACTCGATTGCGGCCTTGGCGATCGGCGCTGGCGTATTGGCCGCGTGCAGCTTCGTCAGGAAGCTGTCGACCAGCGGCTTGTCGGCGTCGCTGAGTTCGACCTTGGCCGGCAACTCGTACTTGTCCGGCGCTTCCGGGATGCCGTTATCGGCCCGCCAGGCGGCGACCTCTTCCGGGGTTGCATCCTCGGGCAGACTCGAGCGCTTGTATTCGCCGCTCGACAGCTTCTGCCGCAACGCCTTGGTCGACTTGGCGTAGTTGTCGAACGAGGCGAAACGTTTCAGTTCGGCCAGAAACTTAGCGTCATCACCAGCCAGCGCTTCACGCCAGTCATCACGCCATTTCGCTTCTGCAACTGGTTTTTTATCTGCCGGCGCTTCACCATCCTTTGCGGCAGGGGAGGCTTCGGCCGGCGCTTCTTCATCGTCATCGTCCTCGACGTCATCAAGGAATGAGGTAGCTGGCTTGGCGGCTGGTGCTGCGGCTGGCTTCTCAGATGCCGGGGCGGCAGCAGGTGCCGCAGCGGCTGGCTTCTTGTCGGTAGGTGCCGGCGTCGCGGCCGGGGCTGCGGCAGCTGGTGCCGGCGCAGCAGGAGGCGTTGCCGCTGCAGGCGCTGCAGCGGGCTTCTCAATCACATCGGTAGACATGGTTCCCCTTATCTTTTCGGCGTCGCGGCCTTCGGCGTGACTGAAGGCGTGAGCATCTTTCTGATTTGCAGGCCGACGAACCGCTTGCCCTCGGCAAAATCAGTCTCGCGGGCTCCGTCCGGCCCTACTCGGTACGACATATCCTGCCAGCGCTCCCCGGCGCCGGTCAGGTACATGATCCATTCCCAGGCGAGCTTCTGCTGGCCTTCGTTTGCCTTGCCTTCGCTCAGAGCGCGAACGGCGTAGACGACATAGTCGTCGTAATCACTGGCCTGCCACGGCTTCTGCTTGGGTAGCCAATCCATCAGGCGGTCGCCTCATCGGCAAACATGTCTTCAGGGATTTCCACCCGCATGTTGTCGTTCTCGGCCGCTGGCTGGGCGCCAGGAGGCGGGATCACGCCGCCCTGCTGTAGAGCCAGTGCTGCGTCGCCTACCTTCTGGCCGACGTCGGCGGCCGTCGCCGCCTGCTGGGCAGCCTTGGCCACCATCTCCTCTTGCGCCATCTTCTTGGCGTCGGCGGCGATCTCGTCCTCTGTCTTGATCCAGGTCGAAGGCACGCCAATGCCGCGGATGCCATCTCGGCGGGCCTTGTCCATGTTGACCGACGACTGTTTGACGCCAGTCTGCATGGCCTGCGTCTCGATCTCGAACACTTCCCGGTACTGCTGCGTCAGGATACGGCTCGAGGCTTCCTGCAGCGGGTTCTTGAAGCCCCAGGACACGTTGGCGCTGGACAGGTCGTCCGACAGCCTCGAGGGGTCAAACTTCTGCATGGCGAGCAGGCGCATGTAGGATTTGTCGAGCAGCTTGGTGTTGTACTCGTGCTCCATCGGCTCGAATACCGGCAGTAGGTTGCGGATGTGCTCCTCGATCAGGGCGCGAACCTGGGTGGCTGTCATGTCCGGCCCGGTCTGCGGCAAGCGGAGCTTGTTGATGTAGAATCCGTTGTCGACCAGCTGACGCAGATCGGCGCGCATCGCGAATCCGGTACGCATGTCGCCGTTCAAATTGAACGGAACGGCCGCTTCGGCGAGCTTCTGGTCGGTCTCGAGATCGGCCCAGGTCAGTGAGCCGGCCTGCAGGTTGACCTCGCGGATCGCTTCGCTCCTGGCGAGCATTGGCGGGTCGACCATCTTCTCGCCGGCCTCGAGCAGGATGCGAGCTAGAGCCTGCGACATGCGCCCATCGGGGAGAGCGGCGACGGTGGCAGGGCTGAACGCGTACTGGCTGCCGCTGATGGTGCGCCAGCGTGGCACCACGTAGATGAAATCTGGCGCCGGGGCCTCGCGCAGGCACTGCATGTTGTCGGCGTCGACATAGACCAGCATATAGGGGAGCTTCTTGCCGCCCTTCTTGTCGCCACGCAGCTTCGAGTAGTCGTATTCCTCGGTCGGCAGGCAGATCACGCGGACATTGAATTCGCGGCCCGGCTCTTTCTCGCAGGCGGTCTTGACCGACTTGTGCAGCACCTTCTCGCCAAACATGCGGCGCATGGTGCGGGCGGTCATCCTGTCGCGACGGTGCAGATGGTCGACGTCGCCAATCGCGTTCTCGAGCCAGGCGCAATCGCGGATGTGGAAGCAGCGATAGTACAGGTGATCGCGTGTGTACGACTCCTCTACCGAGACGACGCACTGGCCGAAGGTAATGAAGTCGTGGTCGCCTTCCTTGGTCGCTCGCACGAACTTCGCCCGCGGATCGTAGATGGCGGAACGGATCGTCTTGGTGACGTACTCGAGCGCGCGGGCATTCTCGGGCTCGGCGTCGCGCTCCTCGTCGAGCGTGGTGGTCTTGAACCACTGCTGATCGCGTGGGCGCAGCGTCGCACTGATGCTGTCGCCGAGCTCGCGCCGGGCCTGCATCGGATGCGAGTCCATGACGTGCGCGGCGAAGTCCTTGCCGAGGAATGCTTCGGTGGTGAACGTGGCCCGCTCGACGTAGAAGTTCTCGGCGATCTCCTGATGCAGGGAATTCAACGGGTCTTTCTTTGCAAACAGGCGGTCGCCGAGATCGACGATTTCCTTAGCGCGGGCGTCACTCATGGCTTAGCTACCCAGCGCCTTGCCGGAGTATCCGGCCGGTTGCTCGAGGAAGGTCGACTCGCGGCCCTCCGATGCCTGCGCCTTGGCGACCTTCTGCTTCTTGGCCTCGACCACCAGCGGGTCGGCCTTGTCAGGCATCTTGACCGGGTCTGGCAATTTCGGCTGGGCCGGCGTCGAGAACAGGCTGCTCATTTCATCGTCTCCGTTTGATTGTTAGCTACGGCGCTTCATTGCGGCGTAGCCCACGTTGGCGTGGGTTGGCCGGTTAGATGTGTCTCCACGCAATGTT